CATTAATATAAATGCTAATATTCCTAATAAGCTAATTATTGATAGGAGAATAGTTAAAAGAGTGTAAAAGCCATTGTCATTTTTATCAATCATTAATATCCTCCCACGTTCTACCTAAAAGAAACTCCATAAATTCTTCTTTTGTCATATTACTTAAGCTATCTTCAGTTATTTTTTCTGTAACATAGGGTAAGCTGTTTAATCTTTTTAAAATTTCAATTAAACTCCATCCTGTTTCATCAATTATCTCTTTAATATCCATAAAAAATCAAACTCCTTTGAACATAAAAGTTAAATTAATATTGTTAGAATAGGTACATGAAGAAAAATTAAAAATTCTTATGATAATCGTCTATCAAGTGATTACAATGTCTTTTACTGAGTGCACACATATCTCTTGTAACAAACAAATAATATTGATAAAATACAACTAGTTCTCCTAATTAGTGAAGAACCTGACAGTCATTTTCATTTTGGCCGCTCCCTGTCACATTGGAGCGGTTTTTTTATGTTCCAATCCTTCTCACCACAAACACCCTCAACGGCTCAAACGTAATGGAATAATTGCCGTAGTGAGTTCCGATACCATACTTCTTTTTATAATGCTCAATACAATCTAGTACGTGACCTTCTGAAATCTCAAAAAAATTAGCAAGCTCATACAAATTGTGCACCCCTTGCTTAAATGCTTCGACTATACCCGATAGGGGCATAGATGTTTCATATGAATAGCGTCTTGCGTAATTTTCGAATTTTCGGTTGTTGAACTGTTTTTGATCTAAGATGTTTCCGTATGTAAGTTTATGGTGTGCTAACTCCTCATGAAGTGTTTGAAGTTTTTCTTTTTCAGGTAAAGTAGGCCTGATAAATATTTTGCCATTCTGATACCAACCGTCAAATCCTTTTGGTAACCGATTAGTCTCTTTTACTTCAATTTCACATGCCATAAGTAATTCCTCGTATTTGCCCATGCGCCCAACCCCTTGTTGCTTATTTATCTCTATCGCGTACCCATTGCATAAAACGTTCGATTTCTTCCCATTCTTCTGCAGTGAACTCATCTTTGTTTGCATGAGCTGCGATAGTGTCTTGTTGTTGTTCTTCTTTTATATCTTGGTCTTGTGTCAACCTTGACATAGGAACGTTAAAGTATTCTGCTATCTCTTCTATCTTACCAATTCTTGGGTATTTATTTTCTTTAATCCAATGCGTTACAGAGGCAGGAGAAATATTTAAATCCATAGCTAATTGTTTTTGGTCTATACCTTTTTGATGTAACAAAGATAATAAGTTCTCAGAAAAAATTTTTCTAGCTGATTTTTTGGCCATTTTAACCCCTCTTTTTTCAAAGTTTAGTATTACTTTGTAATACTAATTTACCATAAGTTAAAAATATTGACAATAAGCAATTTAACTTTCGGAAAATTTTTTTGTTGAAACGTGTTGACATTTAACTTTAAGTAAACTACAATTTGGTTATCGGAGGTGACAAAATGGCAAAATTATCAATCAAAGCCTTGCGAGTGAATAATGAAAAGACTCAACAAGATGTAGCTGATATCTTAGGTGTTAGTAAACCCACTGTGATTAAGTGGGAAAAAGGAGAAGTTGAACCAAAGGGGTTAGTTATTTATGCATTAGCAAAGTTGTACAATGTAGAAATAGAAGACATTGATATACGACAAAAAATTTTGCAACACGATTAACTTTAAGTAAAACGAGAGGAGGTATATTTTGAAAGAATTACAACTTAGCAACGACCTAACCACAATCGAAACAGAAATCAAAAGTTATCAAAATCTTGCCGGTCAATCGATATTCGAAATTGGACGAAGATTGAAACATGTGAAAGAAAATAACCTAGTACACGGAGAATTTATTAACTGGATAGAAAATACATTAAATATGGATAGAACAACAGCTTATAAATTTATGAAAGTATCGAAGGAACTTTCAAATGATGAACCGGTTCAACATTTAGGATTTAAAGCTCTCTATCAGATAGCCACTATTCCAGAAGAACATCGAGAAGAAAAACAGCAAACATTTTCAGGAGAAATGAAAACACCATATGAGATGACTAATAAAGAGAGAGAAGAATTTAAGCGCCAACTCAAGAAACGTGACGAACAAAACGCCCAACTTCAATCACAAGTAGAACAAGCCCAACGTTCTGAGTCAATTGCACGTAAGCAACTAGAAGAAGTGGAGAATAGGGAACCTGAAGTGATTGAGAGAGAAGTTGTTAAAGAGGTTGTGCCTGATGATGTTAAACAACAACTCGAACAATTTAAACAAAAGTTTGAGCGTGAAAGTAACAATGCTAACGAACTTCGAGAGGAGTTGCAACGTTACAGAAACAGCTTTAGTGACCCTAACCAAGCGTATGAAGAAAAAGAATTAAATAGGTTAGAGCGTGAATCAAGTATCAACGCACACAAGATAGCTATTAGTATTCAAAACTTCATCAAAGAGAATTCCGTTGAAACTTACAGACTCGATACAGTAATCAAAGCGAATCCGAAGTCTAAAGAAAGACTACAAGAAAATGTAGAGTTATTAAAAGAGTTTACTAGTAACTTAGAAGCAATGTTAAACGGAAGAATCGTCGTAAATTAGGAGGAAAACAAAATGGCAAAACGCAAAGATGAATTAATCTTTTTACAAAATCACATTAAACAAACGAATGAGCAAGGGCAACAGTTAGAACAAATCATTGAAAGAATGTTAGACATGGAAGATCGTGTTGAAAACAGAGTGTCCTACGTTGAAGAAATGGTTGAAGAAATTAAGAAAGAAGTGCCAATTACTTATGAGCAGCAAAGAGAACTCCAATCAATCGTTCAATCAAAGGCAAATGAGTTTACACGTGAATATTACAGAAACGGCATTCCAGTAAATGAACGTTATCAAAACGAATTGTTCAAGAAAAAGAAAGGCCAATTCATTCGTGCAATGTGGACGCGCTTAAAAGAATATTTCAATGTACCGCGCTATACAGCTATTCAAAAAGTAGATTATGGCCGTACAAAACAATTCTTAACTATGATTGCATTCAAAGATTTCAAGCAACATGAACTTGAAGATAAAGCGAGCTGGAACATTCCAGGATTAGTTGAGGAGGATAACTAATGACACCAAAACAAAAAGAAAAGTTAAACAATATTGTATTAACACTCCACGCAGTTAAAGAAGACAAAAGCCAAACATACACACACAAAGATACCCTTGCTGTGACATATGCAGGAGAGATTGAACACACTTATGAAGTCGATAAGGAGCAACATCTTGAATCTATGATTGAGTGGGCTATTGACCAAATCGAACAACACTTTAATTTAGACGAAGAATAACCCACAATCGAACAACCAAATTAAGGAGGACATTATGAACGAAGAACATAAAAAGGAATTAATGTCGATATTAAATGACAAAAATTATCACTTAACCAAAGCAAAATTATTATTACTCGCTTTAAGAAGAGGAAGTGCAGATTACAATCGTTCAGTCGGCTATTTAATAAAGTGTTTGAACGAGAATAACCGACCGAAAGAAGAATTTAAAACACAATCGATATTACCAATGCTGTTATCGATACTAGCAACGATAATGTCGATAGTAGCAGTGGTATTGCAAATTTTAAATTAAAGTTTTCGAAGAATTCTCTACCCTCATCAGAGATATAGACGTAATCGTCATGAATAGGAAAATAACCGTCAAAATCCACAATTTTTTGATAGATGTAATTTTTGTTTAATAAACGATCAGTAGTTCTATTATCTTTGTATTTCAATTGGCCTTTAAGATAAAGCGAAAACAAGTAACAGTACATTTTAAAACTCACACTTATCACCCCCTCCCTAAGGAGATAAGAAAAGTATAGCACAACAAATATAAATAGGAGGTGCCCTTATGGTTCAAACAATACAAATAACTGCATCAATTCCTGATGACCACATTATTATCTCTAAAGCTGAATATAAGGAACTTGTAGATAGTAGACCCGTCAATATGACGTTGCAAGAAGTGGCGGATATGTTCCCTTGTAGTAAGCAATGGTTTACAGAAAACGTGTTAGCTAACGACTATTTCCGCCGTAAGATAGCAAAGTTTTCAACTTTCCCAAACGAGGATGGCAAGGGGCATTATAAGTTTGATCGTCGAGAAATGATGAAGTTTCTAAAAGAGTACAATACTCAAATTCACGAACATATCAGATTTGAAAGGAGTAAAAGATGAAGTATTCAATGTTGACATTAACGGTGATAACAAGCGGATTTTTTATCCACTTGATAACTGAAAATATTCTTTACACAGCGTTTTTCGGAATTTTATTAGGTTTAGCTGCTTACATGTTATTCCAAGAAAACGAAAAAAAGACTGAATGCTAGGTCCAGCTAGCAAACAGTCGGGAGTCGGTCATTAACACTTTAATATCCGACCTCATTATATCAAATAAGGAGGAAAATGCAAATGTATTACGAAATTGGACAAGAATTTTCGAAAACAATCACGATAGACGGATTCAAATTCTACATGTACGTCGCTAAAACTGAATTCGGCGTGGACGTAACGATACAAGATCGTGATAACACTACGGTCAGTGAAATCACAATCAATGACGTATCAGGCATGGAAAGTGCCACAGATATTTTAATTTACGAAGCGAGAATGTGGATTGCTGAAAACGTAGATGAATATGACCACGTAATGAATGGGCTATTAGGAGGGTTTCGATGAGCAAAGTAGTTACTTATTTTTATAAGCACAAAGATTTAGACATTTATGTAATGAACCGTCCTACAGATGCCAATCCTAACATCAAGTACTCAACAGATAAACGTGATGCACGTAAATTCGATGGAATGGAAAATGTGCTAATCGATACAACGACGCACGATGTTTACAAACACACGCATACTGAAACTGACGAAATTGAAAGGGTGGAATTATAATGACTTTCAATATAAAAAGTGCTAAAGAAATCACCACTGATAAAGCTACTTACTTTATTTATGGAAAACCAGGCAGTGGTAAAACACATACTCTCAACTTCCTTGAAGGAAAAACGTTATATGTGAACGTTGACAAATCTGAACGACCATTAAAAGGTAACAGTAATATCGACATACTGGAGTTTAACTCACACGATGCGTGGGAAGAATGGGGCGAACTTATGAAATGGTTTGCTGATAAGAATAATAAATCGGTACTTGATAACTACGACAACATCGTAATAGACAACTTATCTGAATTGTTTAGATCAATGCTAGCGAATCTTGGACGAACAGGAAAAAACCAAAGAGTACCTGAAATGTCGCACTACCAACGAGTAGACTTTTTCACAATTGATAGCTTGCGATACTTGCAATCATTGAACAAACGGTTGGTATTACTTGCATGGGAAACAAACTACGACTTTTATACACCTGCCGGACAACAAATCACACAATCTGTACCTGATATTCGTAAAACAATTCGTGATAACGTTGCAGGGCTGTGCCAGGTGGTCGCTAGATTAATCGTGAATAAAGAATCGGGTAAACGAGGATTTATCCTGATGCCAACAAATCAGATATTCGCTAAAAATCAGTTAGATAGCAGAGAACACTGTTTACAAGAGGATTTATTTAAAGTGGGTGGCAGTGATGATAGCCCTACGTGATTATCAACATGAATTACTAGATGGTATTCATCAAAGTATGGCGAATGATAACAAGCGGATAATGGTACAAAGCCCCGCAGGTAGTGGGAAAACAGTGACGATGAGTGAGCTTGTGAGACGTGCAAACGAAAAGAATAATCGAGTGCTTACAGTCGTCCACAGGAATGAGTTGGTGTCGCAGATATCAAAAACTTTTTCTGCAAATAATGTTAATTGGAATTTATCTCAAGTAGGCATGGTACAGACCATTTCGAACAGAGTGAAAAAAGGTAATGTGGTCGAGCCTAGAATCATTGTGATAGACGAGGCACATCACGCATTGTCTAAAACGTATAGAAATATTATTAATGCATTCCCTAACGCATATGTTATAGGTTTTACCGCAACGCCATGTAGATTGAATGGTCAAGGGTTTACAGATTTATTCGACGATATCGTGCTAGGTAAAACTGTTAAGTGGTTGATTGATAACAAACGATTAGCACCCTATAAATATTTATCGATTGATCTCATAAATCATGAAAAGTTGAAACATCAACGTGGTGAATATTCGCAGAAATCTATTTCGGAAGCATTCGATAAAAAGATATATGGTGATGTGCTTAAAAATTATGAGCAGCATGCTAAAGGATTAAAAACAATCATCTATGCATACAACGTTGAATCGAGTAAGCGTGTTGCTGAAAAGTTTAAACAAAAAGGTTATAAAGCTTACCACTTAGATGGCAAAGCTAAAACTCAAGAACGATTAGAGGTTGTTGAGAAGTTCAGGAACGGTGAAATTGATATATTAACTAACGCTGAATTGTTTGGTGAGGGGTTTGACATACCTGATTGTCACTGCGTGATACTACTTAGACCAACCGAATCACTAAGTTTATTCATACAACAAACCATGCGTGCTATGCGTTATCAACCAAATAAAAAGGCAATCATTATAGATTTAGTTAACAATTGGAGCATTCATGAATTGCCTGATTCAGATAGAGATTGGTTGAAATATTTCGAAGGTAAACCACCTCGTGAAAAATCTGAAGTTCATGTGAAAGAATGTCCTGAATGTTTAAACGTTATATTTTCAAATCAAAAACAATGTCCTACATGTGGACATGACTTTACAACAGAAATAAAAGAAACTGCTTATGCAGTTGAATATGTAGAACTTGAAGAAATTACAGAAGAAAACATTATTAGATTACAATTCAAAAAACCTAGTGAGTGTAAGTCTATGAAAGAATTATACGAGCTTGCAGAATCACTTAATTACAAGCCTGGTTGGGCTTACTATCAAGGCAAAATTTTAGGATTAATAAATTAATTGGAGGAATAAAATTATGACAAACTTTACTTTAAACATGGAAGATACTTTCGACGGAGGTATTCAAGACGGAACATACGAAACAGTAATTACTAAATTCGAGGAAAACGCAACTAAATCAGGAACAGAATATGTGGATGTACAACTAACAATTCGTAACGATATTGATCAAAAGAATAAGAACAGTAAAATCTTCCACAAGATTTGGAAAGCTAAAGCTACTGGAAAATATGATATGCGATTCTTTAACACAATTGGAGCAGCTGCACAATTACAACAAGGTAAAGCTTATAAATCAATTGAAGAATTATTTGCAGATTTCTTAGGAAAGTCAGTGAGAGTGTCAGTTAAAAACGAGACATCAGAATACAATGGCAAAACGTATGAAAATTTAAATGTTAAGCGTTGGGAGAATACGAAGTTTCCTGATTTAAATCATAAATTTAAAACTGAAGATGGTTCTAATCCATTCAATGTAAGTCAATCAGAACCTGAACCTGACTATCCATTTTAATTCATAAGGTAAAAATCAAGGGAGGGTTATTATGTACGACAACATCCCTTATGAATTACAAGAATTAGATCATTGGTGTTGTTTCAAGATTGAACAGGGTACAAACGGACGTAAGACAAAACGTCCGTATAACCCTCTAACCAATGAATTAGCAAAGTCGAATGATGAATCAACGTGGGTGTCATTCGAAGATGCTGCAAGCTTATCAGTCAATTATGATGGTATAGGATTTTTCTTTAAAGAACCTTATGTAGGTGTTGATTTAGATGATGTAAGTCAAGAGATTACTGAATATTTAGAAAACGATGATTCAGATAATATAATTTCAGAATTTATAGATGTACTTGAAACATATGCAGAAATCAGCCCGTCAGGTAACGGAATTCACTTGATTCTTAAAGGAGAATTGCCACCTAAGGGGCGTAGACGTGGAAACGTCGAGATTTACGACAAAGGTCGTTTCTTTACGATGACTGGGAAAAATATCGGTGGTTATCGAGGTGTTACAGAAGATGAGATGAATAAACTATCGTATCTGCATAGTAAGTATATTTTAAAGCCTGATACAGAAAAGAAAGTTATTAATACAAGCAAAGGTTTTGGTAATGATTTATCAGCTGAACAAATTATAGATATTGCTAAAAAGTCAAAAAACGGATTACGCTTCACGACATTATTTGAGGGAGATTGGTCTCAATTTTACAATTCGCAATCTGAGGCTGACCTTGCTTTATGTAATGATTTAGCATTTTGGACTGCACGTGATCCACATAAGATGGATGAAATATTTAGAAAATCGGTATTGTATCGTGATAAATGGGATGAAACAAGAGGCGACGACACATATGGTAATCAGACTATCAGTAAAGCGATTGACGGTTGTCAAAATGAGTTTATACCTGAAGTGTCACCGGATAATGATTTCCAAATATATGTTATGGACCAAGATGTTAAACCTGCGAAAAAGAACAAACGTTATTCATATGACGATACTGGAAACGCAGAAAGATTAAAAGATAAATTCGGAGACTTTATTCGCTACAACTATACTGCTAAAAAATGGATGTACTACGACGGTAAACGTTGGAAAGTAGACGATTCAGGAAAAATGAAAACACTAGTAGATAAAGTAGTAGCAAGCCTTAAAGATGAAAAAATATCAGCTGAACATTATGAGGGTTACAAAGATGAAGAAATTAAAAAGTTTAGAACGAGACACTGGAAAGATTCACGTAACCATAACAAAAAAGAAAACATGATGAAAGAATGTCAGCATTTACTACCTATTCATAACCACAATTTCGATACTGACTTTTCCCTATTTAATACACAAAACGGTTACATCAATTTAAACAATGGCGAGTTATTAGACCATGATAAAAATAAATATTTTACTAAAATATCCAATATTGAATATACAGATAAAGCAGATTGTCCAAAGTGGGAGCAATTCTTAGATGATATCTTTCTAGGCAATCAAGAGTTGATTAAATTTATTCAACGTTGCATCGGCTACTCACTTTCAGGATATACCACAGAACAAGTTTTGTTTGTTTTATATGGTAACGGTCGTAATGGTAAATCAGTATTCTTAGATGTCATTAATGAAGTTTTTGGAGACTACTCAACGAATATTCAACCACAGGTGATTATGACATCGAAGTTAGGTAACAACGGTGGTCCTACGCCTGAATTAGCAAAATTAGACGGTGCTAGATTTGTTACCACGACAGAACCTAATGAGGGCGACAGATTCGACGAAGGATTGTTAAAACAGATTACCGGTGGTGACAGAATATCTGCTCGTAAATTACATGAGAACAGTTTCGAATTTACTCCACAATTAAAACTGTGGATGGCAACTAACCATAAACCATATGTACGTGGTACTGATGAAGGTATTTGGAGACGATTTGTAATTATTCCTTTTGAAAAACAAATACCACTGCATGAAGTAGATCGTGAGTTACCTCAAAAGTTAAAAGAAGAACTGCCTGCAATCATTAAGTGGTGTGTTGATGGTTACCTTGAATGGCAACGTATCGGATTATCTGAACCTGAAATTGTTAGAGAGCAGAGAGATGAGTATAGAGCGGAAATGGATAGTACAGAATTATTTATCCGAGATGTTTGTGAAACTGGAGAAACTAAATTTATTCGTACAAGTCAGTTATTTAAAGCTTATGACACATGGGCTAGAGACAATCACCAATACAGAATGAGTAACAAAAAATTCAGAACTGAAATGGAAAAGAAATTTACTGTTAAAAAATCGAGTTATGAATATTATCAAGGAATTCAGATAGAGGACGATAATTACAAACCAAGTTTTACAATTAAGAATTACTAAATTTGGGAGTCAAAAAAGACGTTAGGGAGTGTTCAGGGAATGAAAAATCAATTTCACTCCCAACAAGAAATCCAGTCATATCAATACTTTATACTACTTTATTTATTATTTTGGGAGTAATGGGAGTAAAAATATAAAAGTTAAATATAAGAAATAGAAGTAAGAAATATATAGGAAAAACTTTAAAAGTTATTCCCAGACTCCCAAATGAGCTAGAACCATTGATATGACAACGTTTGACGCTCCCTAAGGTCATTCCCATTTGTTCCCAAATAATGAGGAGAGATAAAAGTATGGAAGAAAAATACATTCAAATCATACCTGCACCGAATAATTTATATGCAATTTATGAAGACGCGGGAGAAGAAATTGAATCAAAGATTATTATGTTCGCATTAAAAAATAATGGTGGAATTGACATGTTAGATATGGATGACAGTGGTTGGATTGATGTAGCTATCACTGCAAGTAATTTCAAAAGAGTTGAATATAAATGACCGAACAAGATATTCAAAACTTAATTCGAATAGCTGCATCTAAAGAAAACATAATCTTTAGAGCGAATGTAGGAAAAGTTAGAACACAAGACGGTAGATTTTTTGATACAGGATTGCCTAAAGGTTTTAGTGATCTATTCGGATTTAGAAAAGATGGACAGATATTTTTTATAGAAGTTAAAAAGCCTGGTGGTCGTGTTCGTGAGGACCAATACAAATTTATAGATGTGGTCAAACAAAACGGAGCATTGGCAGGCGTAGCGTATAGCGTAGAAGACGCACTAAAAATTATAGAGGGGGATTAAATATGCATACAGTAATAGCGTTAAAACGTAATGGAGAAAAACCGACGCAATCATCTGTGGATAAATATGACAAGTATCAAATGGAAATGGCGTATCAGAGATACAAAGCTAAGAAGAAAGAGAAGCCGTGGCTTGAAACGGTACGGCAATCAGTTCCTGCAAGTCCTGCTTATTATGATTTATGCAGATTTTCGGGTGTGTCAGTTAAACAGAAAGAAATTAAACGTTATCCTGCTAAACCGAAAGAAAAGAAGTTACCTAAAATTCCTGGTGATCATTCGCGTGAATTTATTATTAATGGTTACGTTGTATCGGTAAGACAGTTAGCTAAGTTATTAAATATGCGATACGAGGTTGTTGATAGCAGATTGCGTAACGGTGCAACTCCTGAAAAATTACTTGAGAAAAAGGGCGTGAAGTTATGAAGGTAAAAATACATGAATTAGACGAGAACGACAAAGTCTCTTTCTATGTAGACAACCAACGTTATGAAGGCAAAGTCACTGAACTTAAGTATAACTTTAAAGGCAAAGAGAACGCTGAAATTGAATTAGAAAATGGGTTTTATTATTACCTTACAGATGACGACGATTGGGAGGCTATTTATGACTAATAACGATATGGTTAACCAACCACCACATTATCAATTCGGTAAATTTAGTGCAAATGTGATTATTGAATTAGTTGGCAAGACGTATAAATCAGCTTCAGTTTTCTACCACGTAGGCAATGCATTGAAATACTTAATGAGAGCGCCTAGGAAGAATGGATTAGAAGATTTGAAGAAAGCTAAGCAAAGCGTTGAATTTGCTATCGATTGTTGGGAGGTTAAACAATGAATACATTCCACTTATATAACGCAGGCGAAGAGAAAGTTTTAATCGTACGCGAAACTGAAGGTGGTTATAACATGCGAGGTTTCCCGCAATCACACTTTAGTCACATTGATGATTTTTTCACGTACGCAGAATTCAACGAATATAAGGCGATACACAATCTGATGTATGCAGAGGAGTTAGGGAGTCAGATTAGTATTTTTGATATGTAGGGGGATTAAGAATGGGATTACTAGATAGATTTTATTTATACAAGAATGACAAACCAGTGGTATCGGTCATACCACAACACGGCAAGTATTATGTGCGTGGACATGATCTTAACGAATACTTTTATGTAAATGATTATTTAACTGCAGATGAATTGGAACAATTTATTGCAGATAAAGGATTGAGCAGATAAATAAGGAGGACATTAAGAATGGTAAAAATTAAAACTAAAAGAGAAATGACGTTACCAGAACTGATTCAATGGGGTTGGAAGAATGGCGAAGAACATAGAATTTTTTATGGTAGTAAAGATGGGGAAGTTTGTTTTCATGATGATAGTTGGGTGACTATTGAAACAGCGGTCGAACCGGACGAAACTTTCACATTTGAAGTTGAAGAAGAAATTACGGAAGATACTGTGATACCTAAGTTGGTGAATTATTATGTGCAGAACGGAAGGTCGTTAATTGCAACACGTCCTAAAAAGTCTATATCAGAAGTGTTAAATGTCTATACAAAAGGCGAAGGGATTATAAACTCGGCATTCTACATTCTTAACGATGACTACACTATGACGCTGATATGGCGTAATGGGGAGATGGTTGAATGAATTCTTTAGTAAATTTGGGAGAGAGAATAATTCAACTCGAAAAAGAACGTGACACACTCATCGCAGACATTACCTGCTTACGTGCAGAGCGTGATGAGTATAAACGCAAACTAGACGATGTGGTGAAGTTATTTACTCGCCACATCAATTATAAGTTATCGGTCAGTCACAATACGTGGTATTTAGGGTTAAGACATAAATTAGATGAGGTGCTAAAGAATGACGCTAGATAAACAATTATACATTTTCAAAGCCAAAGTATTACGTGTGATTGACGGGGATACACTGGTTATCGATTTGGATATGGGGTTTGAAACCCACACGATCAAACGTGTTAGATTGCTGGGTGTAGACACACCTGAACGTGGCAAACCAGGATACAATGAAGCGAAAGCATTTACTACTCAAACTGTATTAGGTAAGGACGTGTACGTGCAGACGTATCAAGCCGATGCTTTCGGTAGGTACTTAGCTGATGTGTGGTATCGAGAGGGAGATAACGAATTTAGATTGAGTCATGAATTAACTGTACGTGGTTTTATTAAGGAAGGTAGTAAATGGAATGAGGAGGACAAATAATGATGTTAGAATATTTTGTGGTTCAAGTAAATGAAGGTATTTATTTAAGAAAAATCACTTTAAAATCAGGATGGTTTCCGACATTTAGCCTTAAGGACGCCGAACAGTTTATGTCTCCAGATAAGGCAAACGATATTGCAGCTAAGTGGGGCGGTAAAGTAGTATGTTGCAGTGTAGAGATTAAACCCCATGAGGTGGACGAGTAAGATGTATCCAGACTACTCATCAACGATTGCAAATGGGCAAATTATTCAATACAAGGCAGGAATAAAAGGAATAATGCACTATCTGAATATAAAGGAAAATTAAGAACTAGAGCAGAGATAGCTGAATTGACGGGGTTATCTTACGGCACTATAAGAAGGCGAGAACAAAGTGGAATTGATTTTGATAAGCCTATTCATTGACGAATTTAGCGAGGTGTCAGAACGTGGAGAAAAAGGGTTCGGATCATCAGGATTCTAGTAGTAAAGACATACTCCAAATTGTTAAAGACATATTAAACAAGGAGTGATCATGTGAAATATTTAAGAGTGGTATTGCACACACTGGTAACGATTCTAATTTACGAGGGTGCAAAGAAATTAACTAACGATATGTTGGGTGGTAAGTAATGCACATATTAATCATAATACTTTCACTGTTGTCAATTGGACTGTTAATACGCAATTACTATTTAACAAGTTATATAGATGAATTGGAATACACAATGATTGTGTTGGCACGTAGGTTTTTTAGCGAAGAAGATATTGAGAAGTTAAAGAAGTAGGAGGACGGACATGAATATCAAAAAGAAAAAACACACAAACGTTGGTGGATTGGTTGATAAACCTAATTTTGATCACATAGAAACAAGCGAACTGGATATTGAAAAGTTTTTAAATAAATTCAAAAAAGAGGGCGATAATATGGTTAAAAGAGCTACGGAGAAACCAAGAGAAGTAGAATATATCGAGTTTAATGGATATGAGAATTTTGAAGAAGTATGTGAATTTGTGGGTTGTCACTATGAAGGAATTTTATTAAAAGTTAATAGATCTGGTAAAGAAGTAATAGACATTCCTAGAAAAGGGTGCTTTCCTGTAGGTACTATTTTTTATAGATATTTAAATCCTGAATATGCGCATCTTTCAAACCACGAAACTGGAGATTATATCTACGATGTAATGCCAAAAGATAAATTCTTTTGTATTTATGAGTAGGAGGTAACGCATTAAATTAGGCAAAGCAGATATACCTAAACTAGAGGAGTTGGATTGATATATGGATAACATATTTAAATTAGACGGTACAAAGAAAGATGATATTAACATAAAGAATCAAATATATGAGCTGAACTCGCAACTACCAATTATTATTGAGATAGCTAAGATGAAATCTGCCTATCAACGTGAAAGGCTTACAACTTTAAGAAAAGAAGGGTTTACAGAAGAACAGGCTTTGGAAATTATAAAGGCAGAACGTACACCTTTTGATCAATAATTTTATGGAGGTAACGAATGTACACACCGTCTGAAGTTAAACAATTGATAATGGATTACCATTGGATGCGTCGACTTATTGACCATCAAGTGTATGAATATGACAGCACATCTATTGGACAGTATGGGATTGAATCCGCTATGCCGAAAGGCCAAGGTGATACTGTAGATAAAGTGTTGGTACGAGTCATACGTAATGATAAGGATAGACGTAAGACGCAAGACTTAATCGATAAAGTAACTTTCATAGATAAGTACGAGCATCTTATAACTAACGATAAGAACTATCACATCTTGCAGCTACTAAAGCAAGGTGAAAGCTTCTCACGTGTGGAAGTATTAATGATGATGAGTCGTAGGAATGTATATAATAGGTTGAATGATATTGTTAATATATATGAAGCAACAGTAAAGGATTACACAAATTGCACACTTTGCACATTTTGCACAGTATTATGTATATCAACTTATATTTATTATAATAACCGTAGAGGTTATACTCTCAAATAAAATACAAAACATAATCACTAGACACTGTTAACCGCAGTGTCTTTTTATATTGAGGTGCTAAATGGAATTAAATAAGTATCAATCCTTAAAGCAACCAACAGACTACAATAAACATCTACTGTCATTAGTATCTGTGGTAGGTCAGTTAGTAGATAACGATGACAACGACACAGTGACTATGTTACTAGGTGATGCACTAGAACATATTACATGTATGACATCGCTTAATAATGTAACGCTAGATACTGTGGCAGGACTGAATGTAAATACGTATCAACCTGACTTACACAAGGTTATTAATAAAGGTGATGCAGTGACTTTCAACAAAGACAAGTACATTGTGCATGACATCATCGGTAATCAAGTATTGATTGCAAACCAAACTAAAGATGTTGTGGTTGACATCAAAGACATAGGAAGGTGATTGAATGGCAGTAATGAGGCGATGCAATCATCCAACATGCAATACACTTATATCTTTTAATGAAACATACTGTGACAAGCATAAACCTTATGTGAATGATAAATATAATGATGTAAGACGACGTAATGATCCTGAATACTTACGATTTTATAAGTCGAAACAGTGGCAACGTATGCGTGAAATTGTGTTGATGGAGAATGATTATATTTGTAGATCATGTGGACGACAAGCGCAAATGGTTGACCATATTATCCCGACGAAAGTTGATTGGTCGAAACGATTAGAAAAAGAAAACTTACAGCCATTGTGTTATGAATGCCACAACAGAAAAACGAAAAGAGAGCAGAAGGAAGTCCCCCACATCAATGAACGGGGGCGGTGAGGAAGGCGCTGAAGAACGAGGCCCATATACTCTCTTAAAGATTTCCCTTTTTTTAAACTTTTTAGTAGGAGGTGCTAATTTATGGCGGGCAGACCGAAAAAATTATTATTAAATTCGAATAAGAATTATACAAAAGAAGAAATAATTGAAAAAGAACGTCAAGAAGCGGAATTAAATAAATTTTCAAAGATTGACGTAACCCCACCTGATTTTTTAGATGATATTGCAAAAGAAGAATACAAGCGAATTATCCCGCATATGCAAGAATTGCCTATTTCTAAATTAGACACAGGGCAAATTGCACAATACTGTAGCTTTTACAGTGATTTCGTAAAAGCAAGCGTCATTTTAGAGCAAGAGGACTTAATGATTGTGGATGATAAAGGCAATCAGAAAGTAAACCCGGCATTTAACGTAAAGGAGAAAGCCGGTATACGTATGCAACAAACGGCTAACACGTTAGGGTTAACGATAGATAGTCGATTACGTATTATCGTTCCTGATGAAAAAGAAGATGATGATCCATTCAAACAATTTGCGAGTGACGACTAATGATTGATTATGCAACACTTTACGCCGAAAAGGTTGTAAGTGGCGACATACTCGTTAGTAAAAAGAATTACGCAGCAGCTAAACGTCACTTAAACGATTTAAATAATCCCCCTGACGGTTGTTATTGGGACGTTGAAAAAGCAAATAAAGCAATAAAATTCATCGAGATGCTGCCTGACCCTAAAACGAACGAACCTATGCCATTAATGCTATTTCAAAAGTTTATTGTTGGTAGTATTTACGGTTGGCGTCGTGACGGTGGTTATAGACGATTTACTAAAGGCTATGTAAGTATGGCACGTAAACAAGGTAAATCGCTAGTAGTGTCAGGAATGTCGCTAAATGAATTGCTTTTTGGTCAATATCCAAAGTACAACCGACAAATATATGTATCATCATCAACTTATAAACAAGCCAAAACTATATTTAAGATGGCAAGCCAACAAATCAAGTTATTACGAAGCAAAAGTGATTTAATACGTAAATCAACAGAAGTACGTAAGACAGACCTTGCCCATATAACGTCTGAGAGCGTGTTTGAACCACTTTCTAACAATCCTGATGCCGTAGATGGTAAAGACCCAACTGTGGCTATACTAGACGAATTGGCAAGCATGCCAGACGATGAAATGTATTCAAGATTTAAAACTGGTATGACGTTGCAAAAGAACCCTCTCACTCTCTTGATTTCGACGGCAGGCGACAATTTGAATAGTCAGATGTATCAAGAGTATAAATACATTACTAAAATATTATCGGGCGAAGTTAAAGCGGATAATTACTTTGTTTATTGCGCTGAAATGGATTCTGAAGATGAAGTAAATGATGAATCACTGTGGATTAAGGCAATGCCGTTACTGGAATCGGAAGAACATAGAGATACGATACTACGTAACATTAAATCAGACATTCAAGACGAATTAGAAAAAGGGACGTCATTTCATAAGATTTTGATTAAAAACTTTAACCTTTGGCAAGCGAACAAAGAAGATAGCTTAATCAATATTAATGAATGGGAATCAATCGAAGTGAATCGTGATGATTATAGTTTGTACGGCAAAGACGTTTATATCGGTGTCGATTTATCACGACTTGACGACTTAACTTCTGTAGGGTTTATATTCCCAACAGATGATGGTGATATGTTAATTGACAGCCATTCGTTTATAGGTTTAAGGACCACGCTCGAACAGAAGTCGAAACGTGACAAGATTAATTATGAGAAATTAATTAATACAGGCGAGGCGGAAGTGACCACATCAGAAAGTGGCATGATTGATTACAAGCGTGTTATTGAGTATATATTCGACGTTGTGGAAGAGTATCAGTTAAACGTAAAAGCGTTGTGTTATGATCCATGGAATGCACAATCATTTGTGACCACGCTAGAATCCATGGTGATTGATTGGCCTCTAATTGAAGTTGGGCAAAGTTTCAGAAGCCTTTCACAACCTATTAAGCAATTTCGAGTATGGGTTGCTGAAAAGACGATTAAACATTTTGGTAATAACCTATTAACCATTGCCGTAAATAACGCTGTTTTAATTTACGATGGAGAGGACAACGTTAAGATTAACAAGAAGATGAATCGACAAAAGATTGACCCTATCATCTCTGTCATAACTGCTTTTAGTGAAGCGAGTATGCATGAATTCGAGGTGGATTGGTCATCAATATATGAAAATGAAGAATTCGGATTTTAAAAGGGGGTGGGACGATGAAGTTAAATAAAATCTTAATACCGTTTAAATTACTGGTTGTTAACATTGTTAGCATCCTTTTTTTATTAGGTTTAATCGTAATGAATACAGCGACGTATTTAGCATTTGGCGTTGAGTTAGGACTAGTTAACACAGGCGCTTTCCTAGTGGTTATTGCGTTAATCATTGACAACGAATCACGCGAGAGGAGGTGATTAAGTGGGTATCTTCTTAAGAAACGAAAATAGAGATTTGCAGTATAACGAAGATGATTTACAAATGATGGTTCAGACGTTACCTGGTTTTCAGGGTACTAATTTAAGACAGTATACGCCTATAGATGCCATTAAGCACAGTGACATTTTTACAGCAGTAATGATGATTGCGTCTGATTTAGCACGTATGCCAATTAGATTAAACGTGAACGGTCAGATTAACTATAGTAATAAGGTTGTTAATTTGCTTAATACTAGACCGAATTCACTGTATAACGGCTATATCTTTAAATTGGTTGTATTTGCCAATGCTTTATTGACTTCTCATGGTTACGTTGAAATCACACGTGATAAGTTAGGTAACCCTATTAGTTTAACTTTTAGAAAAACTTCAGAAGTAGAATTAAAATCCGACCGAATGGGACGTCCTTATTATTCACATGAACGTACTGATGATAACGGTAAGTTTATTAGGCGAGATATTAAATACGAAGATATGTTAGACATTAAATTCTACTCGTTAGACGGGATTCACGGGCTGTCTTTGTTAGATACTTTAAGTAAAACGATTGATTCTGATAACAATGGTAAGGACTTCTTAAACAACTTCTTGCGCAATGGTACACATGCAGGCGGAATACTTAAGATGAAAGGCGTCTTGAATGATAAAAAAGCAAGAAACCGTGCGAGAGAGGAATTTCACAAAGCATTTAGTGGTACTAAGCAAGCCGGTAAAGTGGTTGTGCTTGATGAATCGATGACATTCGACCAATTAGAAGTCGACACTGAAGTCTTAAAGTTAATTCGTGAGAATAAATCGTCCACACGTGAGATTGCCGGTGTATTTGGTATACCGTTGCATAAATTCGGTATCGAAACTACGAATATGAGTATTACAGATGCTAACCTGGACTATCTTTCAACGTTAAAACCTTACATTACTTGTGTGTGTGCAGAGTTGGATTTCAAATTTAATGATGAATACACAGACAAAGTTTGTGAATTTAAATTCGATACGACTGAAATACGTGTGGTTGATGAAAAGACACAAGCTGAAATCGATAAAATCAATATCGATTCGGGCAAAACGAACATTGATGAGGTGCGTAAACGTGATGGTTTACCACCTATACCTGGGGGTTACGGTAGTATCCATCGTGTTGACCTTAACCACGTAAATATAGCACTTGTTGATGAGTACCAAATGAATAAATCACGTGGTACTGATAACAAATTGAAAGGTGGTGAGGAAGGTGGCTAAATTAACTGTAGTCAAAGGACCACCGTGTGCTGGTAAATCTACTATGGTTCAACAAAGATTAACGGACAAAGACGTTGTATTCGACTGGGATTTGATGCAACGCGCTATCACTCATTTGGATATTCATGATCATAATGAAAATGCTAAACACATAATCGCGGGTTTTCGAAAAATATTTATAAATGATTCGCAGACAAATAAAGACTTTGAAAATTTTTATCTTTTAACATGTAATATGACCGAATCGCTTAATCGACAACTTGAAGGTTGTGATTATGACATTGAAGAAGTTGAAGCAACGGAAGAAGAATGTTTAAGTCGTCTTGAAAAGGATGAAAGTAGACCAAATAAGGAAATATTTAAGCAACGCATTCATGAATATTTCGAGAAAAAGACTTCTGAAGAGGAGGTGAGGAAGATGGCAAAGGAAACGAGAATCGGAAATATCACAGAAGTCCGTTCGAATGATGATAATGAAATGGTCATCGAGGGTTATGCGTTGAAATTTGATACCTGGTCAGAGAATTTAGGTGGATTTAAAGAAACTATATCACGTAGCGCTTTAGAAAACACTGATTTATCTGATGTACGTTGTTTAGTAGACCACGTGCCATCACAAATTATTGGTAGAACGAAGTCTGGAACTTTGGAACTTGAAACTGATGATGTTGGCTTGAAATACCGTTGTAAATTACCGAATACAACGTTTGCACGTGATTTATACGAGAATATGCGTGTGGGTAACATCAATCAATGTTCATTCGGTTTTATGTTAGACGAACAAGGCGATGAAATGCGTTTTGATGAAAAAGAGAACATCTATAAACGTACTTTAAAAGCTATTCGTGAGTTAACAGACGTGTCAGTGGTAACTTATCCTGCATACAAAGACACTGATGTTAAACCGGCATTACGTAGCATTGAGAACATTAAAAATGACGAACGCAAAAGAGCGTTAGAGTTAAAACTCAAAAAACATTCAATTACAAATAAGCTTGGTGAAGTTGGACACCATTAACAAATACAACCATTGGACGTGCTTAAAAAGCGACGTCTATTTTTATGCAAAAATTTAGGAGGAATTCAAATGAAAAAAGTTGATTTTTTACGTTCCGAAATTTCGGATTTAAAACGTAGTGTTGATTTAAAAATCGGATTCGCAACGCGTGCTTTAAACAACGATGAGTTGGAGAAAGCAGAAACTTTAGAAAAGGAAATTGCTGATCTACGCACACAGATTAAAGAAAAAGAAGAAGAATTGAAAAAATTACAAGAGAAAGACAATAGTGAAGAAACAGATGTACAGCCAGTTGTAGTTGAACCTACACGTGCCTACCGTAATGCACCAAATTTAAATGAATTAGGTATTTCAATTCAAGACACTCAAGTGACATCTCAAGAAGTACGTGACTTTACTAATTATTTAGAAACACGCAAAGACATTCAAGGTGGTTCACTTAAAACGGATTCAGGCTTTGTTTTAATCCCTGAAGAAATTGTAACTGACATTCTTAAATTAAAAGAAGTTGAGTTTAACCTTGATAAATACGTAACTGTTAAACGTGTTACTAATGGTTCAGGTAAATATCCAGTTGTGCGTCAGTCAGAGGTCGCAGCTCTTGAAAAGGTAGAAGAATTAGAAGAAAACCCTGAATTAGCGGTTAAACCATTCTTCCAATTAGCATACGACATCAATACACACCGCGGTTACTTCCGAATCTCTCGTGAAGCAATTGAAGATGCGAAAGTTAATGTATTACAAGAATTAAAATTATGGATGGCACGTACGATTGCAGCTACACGTAATAAAGCGATTATTGATGTCATCACTAAAGGTTCGACAGGTTCTAAAGATAGCGGTTTTGAAAAAGAGGGCGCTAAATTAGAAACTAAGAAAGCGAAATCTTTAGACGACATTAAAGACGCTGTGAACTTAAATGTGAAACCTAACTACGAGCATAATGTAGCTATTGTGTCTCAAACGATGTTTGCGAAATTAGACAAAATGAAAGATAAGTTAGGTAACTACTTAATCCAACCTGACGTTAAAGAGAAAACGCAACAACGTTTATTAGGCGCTAAAGTGGAAATCTTGCCTGATGAAATGCTCGGTGAAAAAGGGAAAAACACGATGATTATCGGTAACTTAAAAGACGCTATCGTGTTATTTGACCGTTCGCAATACCAAGCGTCATGGACAGACTACATGCATTTTGGTGAGTGCTTAATGGTGGCAGTACGTCAAGATTGCCGAATCTTAGACTATAAATCAGCTATTGTCATTGAATATGATGACAGTCAATTGCCAGAAGAAGACCATATGGAAACACTATAGAGGTGATTGAAAGTGGCAAAATATAAAGTGAAAACGGCTTATATTGATAAAGAGTTACAAAAAGTGTTAAGAGTGGGCGACGAAGTCGATATGACGGTAAAACGCGCCAATGAAGTTAATAAAAACGGAACGCCACAAAACGGTATTTTAGAACGTATCGATGTTAAGTAGGTGATAGCAGTGAGTGATTTACAGCTATTAAAGAAGCATTGCAAGATAGACCATAGTTCAGAAGATGATTTACTGGAAATGTATTACGAATGGGCAAAAGAAGATATAGCGAGTGCGGTTACTGATGACAAGGCTTGGTTAGAGGAGCAAACACTATTTAAAACTGCAGTTTACCCACTCACTGCTTATTACTTTGAAAATCGTTTAGCATTTAACGAAAGGAATTTGAGTTATGCACCTCACATGGTATTAAGTGTCGTGCATAAGTTGCGGTCAGCGTATGAAATTCAATTCGAATAGGCTAAACGAACGTGTCACTTTTTGCCATGATACCAGTAAATCAATCAATGGGCTTCCACAAAAGCCAATTACAGAGGAGTTATACAGTTGCTACGCATGTATTCAAGACGCTAGAGAATCAGACATGCAAACAAGCCTAACCACAAGTTCGCAGTTTATTAAAACAATCATCATACGCGATCCACGAGGGGACTATAAACCTAACAATAAGCATTATGTAATACATGAAGGCGATAAGTACCAAATCAAATACGTCAAAAAGGACTATGAAGATAAGTCTTATGTGCGTGTTTATTGCGAGGTGGTTTTCTAATGGGTGCGAAGATTGAAAAAAATGACATCGAACAAGGTTTGGTTAGAAAGCAATTAGAGTTCAAGGCGTCACAGAATCGTGTATTAAAAGCTGGCGCAAGGGCGCTTACACCTTTATTGAAACGTAATACGCCTGTCAGTGAGAACAAAAGACATGCTAAAGATAACATCGCCGTGTCGAATATTCGAACTGACCGTGATTCAAGTGAAAAGTATGTGCTTATTGGTTATACAAAAGGTTATTCGCACCGCATACATGCAACTGAATTTGGCACAATGTATCAACGTCCTCAATTGTGGATAACTAAAACAGAAAAAGACGGTAGTAAGCTGGTATATAAAGCTATGCTTACCGCTATGAAAAGGGTGATGAAATGAATGTAACAGATGTGGTTTACAAACAACTCATCGCCGATAAACGTATTACGGTTGAGGATAATATTTTTAAATACGTGGTTCCCGAAAATTTTCATGAATCGACGAATCAACCCATCGTAAGAATTACCCCGTTGCCGTATAATCCTGATGAATATGCGGATAACGAGGAATTCACAAGAGAATTCGACTTCCAAATTGATATTTGGTGGTCATCAGACGAACCACATGCGCAAGCAGAAGCGATCGTTGAGAATCTAAAACAATTAAATTTTAAATCATATTACAGAGAACCGATGTACGAAGTTGAGACTCTAACATTTAGAGAAATCATACGTGCATCAGGTTCTCTATTATTTTAGGAGGATTTTAAATGGAAAAATTAAAGTTAAACTTGCAACACTTTGCAGAGACTAAAGGTGTTTCGGGCATTGCCATCGGTGTTACTAATTTTTATTGGGCACCTATTAAAACCGATGACGGAGAAAAATTTGAAGTAGAAAGTGGACACCGTACACGATTTTTAAAAGAAATCGAAGTTGACCGTCCACAAGAAGTTGAAGAAGAATACGGTGACAACATGGTCGCTGCGACTGCAGTATCGAATGGTAAGTTATCAGTTAAAACAACATTTGTGTCAATTCCTGCAGAACAAAAGGCATTCTTAGCAGGCGCTAAAAAAGGTAAAAACGGATTTAAATACGGCGCAAATGACATTCCACCAGATGTAGCTGTTGTATTTGAACGTACAAACCATGACGGGTCATCTGAATGGGTAGGCTTATTCAAAGGTAAGTTCACGCGTCCGAACTTATCAGGTCAAACAAAGCAAGATAAAGTTGAATTCCAAAACGATGAAGTAGAAGGTTCATTCGTAGATCGTTTGTATGATGAATCATCTCATGTAACTGGTTTCGATAAAAAAGGCGCTAACACGGGTCGTGATTACGTATTTACTGAAACTTTCGGTAAAACTTTTGACGAGTTCATTAAAGACCTTGACCAAGAATTTAAGATGGAAGAGGATAAAAAAGCGATGCCGGGAAAGACGAGTAAGAAAGAGGTAACGCGTGTATCTCTTTCTAAACCGTCAACAACAATTAAACAAGGTGAAACTGAACAGTTATCAGCTACAACTGAACCACTAGGACAACCCGTAACATATAAAGTTACTGAGGGCGAAGAATATATTAGCGTGAGTCCTGAAGGCTTAGTGAATGCAAATCAAGTTGGTAGAGGTGTTGTAACCGCTACTTCTGGCGACCAATCAGACACAATTAATGTAGAAGTAACAAGTAATTTCGAAATGTAATTTAAGAGGGGCGAGTAACCCCTCTTTTATTTTTGCGCAAAAATAAAAAATGAAAGTAGGAATTTAAAAATGGCAAGAACTTCAATCGAACTAATTACAGGTTATACAAAGGCGGGTAAGCCACAGACTAAAAAGTATTTGGCTAAACCAAGTTTGTCACTATTTGACACTATTCAAGGTTCTAAATTGTCAACA